CTTAGTGGTACTATGGAACGCAAAGACGGTAAACATGTATTCTTTAGTGATTATTTTGGTAGTACAGTATTCAAGCCTAAACAAGCTAATACTATTAATCCAGTAGTACACTTAGTAAAAAGTAATTTAACACTAAAACCTAATGTAACTTGGGTAGAAAAAATAAATGACTTAACTCAAAATGAGTATTATAGAAAGTTTATTAGTGCTACTGCTAATTATCATATTCAAGCAGGTCATAGCGTACTAGTAGTAGCAGACAGAGTAGAATTTTTGGAGGCTGTAAAACATTATGTTGGAGAAACGTGTTTGTTGGTTACTGGCGACACCAGCTATGAAGAACGCCAGTATGCTAAAGAGCAGATCCTTAACAAAACAAAAATGTGCATTGCTGGTAGTCGCCAAATCTTTAGCGAAGGAATATCCATCAACGCACTCAGCTGTGTTATCCTAGCAGTACCTATGAGTAATGATAGCTTATTAGAACAAATTGTAGGGCGTATAATGCGTCCATACCCAGACAAACCACAACCTGTAGTAGTAGATATTCAATTTAGTGGCTGGGCAGATAAAAAACAGAATAATGATAGGCTTGGATTATACATGCGAAAAGGCTGGGAAATTCAATCGGTATAGAAATTTTAACTTGCTATAGTTAGTCTACTGTGGTATAATATATTATGAATCAAAGAAAAATCTTTACATTTAACTTAGCCAAACTAGAAAAGCTGGCTAAAGGTAATGCAGTAAAAATTGTAGAAATTTTAGAAGATTACTACAAGGGATTTGACTATAAACTAAGTGGTGGTAGTAGTTATTTGGTAAAACCAGCGCAACTTTTCTTTGATCTTAGTACAGATATACTATTTAAATCGCAGTATATACAACTAGCGGCACGTAGAAGTTATCAGCATTATAGAGACTTAGGTTACAAACATTTAGATTTAAGCTATTATCCAGACCTAAACTTACAAGCAATAAAATACAATCCGCTATTAACAATAAACAACAACAAAATATACTTCAAATACGAGGAATAAATGGCACTTAGTTTTAAACAAACAAAAGGTAAAGCAGCATCAAACAAAGTAGAAACTTATGAGTACAAAGACGGCGAAAATACAGTTAGACTGATTGGTGGCGTACTTCCTAGATATATCTACTGGGTAAAAGGCACTAACAACAAGGATATTCCTATTGAGTGTTTAGCTTTTAGCCGCGAAAAAGAAAAGTTTGACAACATTGAAAAGGATCATGTACCTGACTACTATCCTGACTTGCGTTGTAGCTGGAGCTACTCAATTAACTGTATTGATCCCAAAGATGGTAAGGTTAAAGCGTTAAATCTAAAAAAGAAGCTGTTTGAGCAGATTGTAAACGCAGCCGAGGATTTAAATGATCCTACCGATTATGATACAGGTTGGGACGTGGTATTTAAACGTACAAAAACTGGACCCCTTCCATTTAATGTTGAGTATACACTACAGGTACTACGCTGCAAACCACGAGCACTAAGTGCTGAAGAGCGTGCACTAGCAGATGCAGCACAAAACATTGATGAAAAATTTCCTAGACCTACAGCCGATGAAGTTAAAGCATTGCTAGAAAAGATCAACACTCAAAGTGATGACGAAGAAGGCGATAGTGCAGAACAAGAAGCCGTTAAGGAATTAGGTTAATCAAGGGCCCAGTAATGAAAGTTACTGGGCTTTTTCATCACAGGAAAAATAATGAAAATATTGTTCAGTGCTGACATTCACATAAAATTAGGTCAAAAAAATGTTCCTGTTGATTGGGCTAGAAACCGCTATAATTTATTGTGGAAGCAATTTGAGGAATTACAGCAACAAGCAGATGTATTTGTTATAGGTGGTGATGTATTTGACAAACTGCCTAGTATGGATGAGCTAGAAGTTTATTTTGATTTAGTTAGTAGTTGCAAAATACCTACAATTATTTATAGTGGTAATCATGAAGCGGTTAAAAAATCTACTACATTTATGACTAATCTTGCTAGAGCTACTAATTTATTAAGTAGTAAACGTAATGTTATTGTTATAGATGACTACTATAGTGATTATGGTATTGAATTTGTGCCCTACAACAAGCTAAAAGATTTTGAGCAAAACAATCCTTGGCCAGAAGGTGGTCAAATACTGTGTACACACGTTCGTGGTGAAATACCTCCACACGTTACACCAGAGGTTAACTTAGATATATTTAATGCTTGGAATGTTGTATTAGCAGGAGATTTACATAGTTATGAAAATTGTCAGCGTAATATCTTGTATCCTGGTAGTCCTATCACCACTAGTTTTCATAGAGATGTTGTCGATACTGGCGTCATACTATTAGATACAGAAACACTAAAACATAGTTGGATAAAATTAGAGCTGCCGCAACTAATAAGAAAAACTGTTGGGGCTGGAGACCCTAAACCGCCTACAAGCTATCATCACACAATTTATCAAGTTGAGGGTGATTTACAAGAATTAGGCGATCTAGAAGATAGTGATCTTATAGATAAAAAAGTTATTAAGCGTAGTAGCGATGTACAGCTTATGCTAGATAATGATATGACACTAGTAGAGGAAGTAAAAGAGTATTTACAGTATATCTTAGCATTACCACAGGAAACTATTGATAAAGCTGTACTAGAAGTACAAAATAATTTGGACAAAATAGAGCATGATTAACACAGACTACCACCCTAATTTTTATTATGTTGCTAGGATACTTGCTGAGCGCAGATATGGTTCGCAGGATCACTGGGAATTAGAGTTTGATAAGGCTGTTGAGATAGTGCTATTAATGGAACAATTAGGTTTTTTAAATAAACGGAAGTTTTGGAGCAATGATAACAATAAAAGAATTACGTTGGAGTAACTGTTTTAGCTATGGCAGTAATAATACCATAAATTTTGTCAAAGCTCCACTAACGCAACTTGTTGGTAAGAATGGGCACGGTAAGAGTAGTATTGCACTTATTCTAGAAGAAGTATTATTTAATAAAAACAGCAAGTCAATTAAAAAAGCTGATATACTTAATAGATATGTTAAAGATAAAACTTATACAATCGAACTTGACTTAGAGCGTGATGGTAATAACTATACTATTAAAACTACTCGTAGTACTCAACAAACTGTTAAACTATTAAAAAATGGCAAAGATATTAGTGCACATACAGCAACGCAAACCTACAAGATTATAGAAGATATTGTAGGCATAGACCATAAAAGTTTTGCACAGATTGTTTACCAATCAAATGCTATGAGCTTAGAGTTCTTAACAAGTGCTGATACTGCTCGCAAGAAGTTTTTAATAGAAATATTAAATCTTACTAAGTATACCAAAGCTAGCGAAGTATTTAAGGAAATAAGTTTAGATCTTGGCAAGGAGATTAGTGGCACACAAGCTAAAGTTAATACTGTGCGTAGCTGGTTAGATAAGTATGAAAAAACTGACTTAACAGCTAAAGATTTTCACATAGTAGAGACCTTAGACCCTAAACTGGAACAAACTGCGGCAGAACTAAATTTAGAGATAGCCAATGTAGATAAAACCAATCGTAAGATTGTGCAAAATAATACCTACAAGCAACAACTTAATTCAATCAACTTAACTTTTCCACCACCAGCAGCTATAGACGAAAAGCAAATTAAGCAACTACAGCAAGAACAAACTGAGAATATGAAAACCGTTAAAGATGGTGAGCTATTCATTAAAAAACTAAAAAGTTTAAGTGGAGTTTGTCCTACTTGTTATAGTCAAATTGATAGTGCAAAAACTCAAGAGTTGATTACAGCTAAAGATAGTGAAGTTGAAACAGCCAGAGCAGCTGCTGCTGCTGCACTAATCATATGTAGCGAATTGGAAGAGTCCGATAAAAAGCATAAACAAGCAGTAAAAGCACAACAAGAATTTGAACGATTGCACCTACTAGTTGATAACTCACTACCTAATAAAACACTTGACAAAAATGAACTACAAAATCAATATGATGACCTGGCTAGAATTATACAAGAAACTAAACAGCGAATCAAGTTGGCAGAAGATAAGAATACTCAAATACAAGTACATAACAGTAAAATAGAAACTATTAAGCAGCAACTGCAGGAAATGGGTGAAGAACTGGAAGAATATAGCTTTCAACTACACTTAATGACAGAACGTATGAGTATACTAGGTGTACTTACTAAAACGTTTTCAACAACTGGCTTAGTAGCTTATAAAATTGAGTGCTTAGTAAAAGACCTAGAGTCAATTACTAATAAATATTTAGTAGACCTAAGCGACGGTAGATTTCAGATCAGCTTTAAAGTAAATAGTAGTGATAAACTACTAGTAGTAATTACCGATAATGGTCGAGATATTGATATTAATGCATTGAGTGGTGGTGAAAAAGCTCGTGTAAATGTAGCCACACTACTAGCTATACGCAAATTAATGCAAACACTATCGAGTAGTCGTATTAACTTACTAATCTTAGACGAAACAGTAGAAGCACTAGATGTAGATGGTAAAGAAAAACTAGTAGAAGTTTTATTAGGCGAAGAGCATCTTAATACCTTCTTAGTCAGTCATGGTTTTAGCCATCCACTACTGGAGAAAGTAAATGTTATTAAACGCAATAACATATCTCGTATTGAGGGATAATATTATGCGAGCAAAAAGGTTTGAAAAATTGCTAGAAAAAAGAAAAAAGAAAATTGCTAAAGCTCAAGAAAAGATTGAGCAAGATGATTTAGTAGTTAAAGAAACTAAGTATATAAATCCCGATGGCACTATAGACTGGGAACGATTAGCTAAACACGTTAGCGAGGCTACCAGTGGTAGACAGCAGAGCTAAAGGCGCTAGAACAGAAACCCTGGCCAGGGACATGTTGCGTAAACATACCGGCTTGGCCTGGGAGCGCGTTCCTGGATCGGGAGCACTTGATCCTAAGCACGGATTGAAGGCTGATCTATATGTTCCGAATAGAAATAACCTATTCTGTGTCGAAGTAAAAGGCTACGCAGAAGATCATATTAATAGTGGGTTATTAACACATAAAACTCCACAGATTATAGAATGGTGGCAACAAACACAACGCCAAGCTAGACAAGTAGATAAACTACCGCTACTAATATTCAAGTATGATCGTAGCAAACTATTTGGTGCTACAGTAATGGTTGATGATAATATGATGGACAAGCGTTGGCTAATGTTCTACTCACCAGATTACGAGTTCTATATATTTCTACTAGAAGATTGGCTCACAAATAGCAAAACTAAATTTGTAGATTGACTTTTGTTATCAACAGTGATATAATAATAGATTACACTCCAAAAAATGACATGAAAACCTTTAAAAGTTTTGAATATAAAGAAAAAACACTGATGATAGTCGATGCGCTTAATCTTGCGTTTCGCTACAAACACAACGGCGCTAGAAATTTTGCTGAGGATTATCTTAGAACAGTGGAGAGCTTAGGCAAAAGTTATAAAGCACAACACATAATTATAGCCGCAGATCAAGGGTCTAGCAGCTATCGTAAAGCTATTTATCCTGACTATAAACAGAATCGTAAAGATAAGTACGATAAGCAAACTGAAGCTGAAAAGTTGGAGTTTGAATTGTTCTTTGAAGATTTTACAGCAACACTAGAGCTACTACAGGAGCACTATCCAGTACTAAGATTTCCTGGTGTAGAAGCAGATGATATTGCTGCATATATAGTAAATAAAAAACGCAGATTACCCGTCGACCAAATTTGGTTAATGTCAAGTGATAAAGACTGGGATTTACTTATCAAGCCAGGAGTAGGGAGATTTAGTTATGTTACTCGCAAAGAAACTACGTGGGAGTCTTGGCAAGATCAGTACTCCTTTGAGCCCGAACAGTATATTCATGTTAAGTGTCTTATGGGCGATAGTGGCGATAATGTCCCTGGTGTGCCTGGCGTTGGACCTAAACGTGCTCAGCAACTTGTTGAAGAGTATGGTACTACCTGGGATATTATTAGTAGTATTCC